GCTTAGATATTTCATTATAATGATTTCTTAAATCAGCAGATGGTCTTATTGATTCCTGTATAGATAACATTATAATCACCTCCACATATATTATATGCAAATTATATCATAATTTTGCTATCTCTTTCAACTATCTATGTATAAAATTGTACTAAAACGTGTTAAGAAAATTTTACTTTTAATACAATATCTTCATAATAATAAATATTTACATCTTTATGGTCTTACAGAATATCCTATTCCAAGTCCTCCCGGTCCAATATGACATGTTATTCCCATTGGTAAATAATCCCATAACACTTTTATTCCAGGGAAAGCTTCCTGTATTTCATTAACCCACTTCTTTGTTTCTTCTTCATCAGCACTTGATGCTGCTAAAATATGTACATTTCCTTTTTCAAAGTCTTCTGCATAGTCTGTTGTAACTATTCTTTTCACTTCCTCTATCATTACTGTTTTTGCCTTTATCAATCCTCTACAATTTTTAAAAGAATCAAGTGTACCAATATCAAATTTTAAAATTGGCTTAACTTTAAGCATTCCACCTACAAGTGCTACACTAGATGAAATTCTTCCACCTTTCTTTAAATATTTCAAATCATCTACAGCAACAAAAATTCCCATTTTTCCTTTTGCATCTTCAAGTCTGTTCTTTATTTTCTTCGCACTACAACCTTCATTTAACAACTCGATTGCATCTAAAACAGACTGTTTCATAGGCGTTGAAACTCTTCCGTTATCAACTACAAAAACTTTGCCCTCATAATCATCATCCTGTGCCATAGCCGTTGCTGTTGAACATGAGCCACTAAGTCCACTGCTTATTGGTATATAAACTAATTCTTCGTATTCTTTTAAAATTTCATCCCATAAGTTCATAACTGCCTCAGGTGATGGCTGTGATGTACTTACATTCTCATCATTTTTAAGCAATTCTATAAATTCTTCTCTACTTATATCTTTACCTTCGTAATGACATTGATCATTAATGTAAAATGGCATTGGCAACACATATATCCCAAGTTTTTTAGCTTCTTCCTGTGTTATTCCGCTATGACTGTCAGTTAAAATTCCTGTCTTCTTCATCATTATTCCTCCAAATGTATATATAACTACAAACTAACGTATTATCAAATTCAAATATCAAAATATATCCCACTAATTAATTGGCATATGTTGTATGCCACGCAATTTACTTTATAAAATAAACAACTTTAAACGGTTAACTAGGCAACTATACCATTATCTGTCCATAAAGTCTATAGTCCTATAGTACAAATTTCAAATATCATCTCGGTATACTATTTCTAATACATAATGCTCCCGAGGATGTCAAGCCATTGCTACAAACTTTTTGACCTTTTTTCCTCGATTTTTCCAATAAAACCGTTGTTTGGGAACAGAGGACGTTATATTGTTGTCACAAAATCAGCAGGGAGGATGTAACGTCATTGCTACAAGTTCAGTAGTAGTGGACGTTACATTATTGCTACAAATCAAGTCAGTGATTTCCACTCCACCTCCACTCTCCCGTCATCATACACATATATTCCCTGCACATATTCTTCCAGCATCTCTCGTGTCAGCTTCTCATAGCCTAAATACTTCAACATTTGCTCCACCGGAATATTCTTTTTCATCAGGATTTCTTTCTCGTCGTTTATCAACTCATCCAGTTCCTGTACACGTTTCTGCAGTCGTTCTCTTTCTTCTTCCAACTGCTTCTTGGCTTCCATAAACTGGTTCTGGTTCATCTGTCCCTCGTGATACTTCTCGTAGTTCTGGCGGTTCTGGATTTTTATTTGTTCTTGACACTTTTCACAATCTGCACTTTCCGTCTTATAGGCTTCTATACTGTCCTCATGCTGTTTTCTCATGGATTGCTGCATCTGTTCTTGGCTGATATTCTGACGTAAGTAAGCCTTTATTTCTGCCAGCACGATATGCTCCAGCATTTTGTTATCCGCTTTCCCGGCAAAACATCCTGTATCTTCTTTTCCTTTACTGTAAGCACAGCTATAAAGAATATGACCATGAATCGGACTGCTTGAAGTCAGGCTTCTGCGACAATTCCCGCATTTTACATAGCCACCTAATAGTGTTGTTTCCCTGTCAAATTTGCTTTTCTTGGTGTATCTGATCTGCAGAGACTGTGCTTTCTCAAAGACCTCTTTTGATACGATCGGCTCGTGATGGTTTTCCATCACTTTCCACTGATTTCTCGGCACTGGTACTTCTTTCCCTGTTCCGGGATCTGGAATCTTTGTCTTTCCATAGACCATACAGCCTATATAAGTCTTATCATCCACAATCTTCCGTATCATATCACTCGTCCACTGCAATCCTCTTGATGCAGCTTTCTTGCTGTCTGATTTCTGTCGTCTGCTCATAGACTGCAAGGGAGTCAATACACCCTCTTCATTGAATAACTTACAAATCTCCATCTTGGAATATCGCTGATTGGTCAGTTCAAATACTCTGCGAATCACTTCCGCTTCGTCCTCTACAATCACCAGTTCTTTCTTATTTTCAGGATTGATTCGATACCCATACGGTGCAGAGCCACAGCAATACTCACCTTTTCCTCGTCTGGTACTGACTGCCGCTTTTACCTTTACGGACTGGTCTTTCACATAAAAATCTGCTATCAGTCCTTTAAACTGTACTTCAATATCCGAACTCTTTCCCTTATAATCTTTAGAATCATATCGGTCTGAGATAGAAATGAATCGTACTCCCAGGAATGGAAAAATCTGTTCCAGATAAGTTCCCATCTCAATATAGTTTCTGGCAAAACGTGAAAAATCTTTTACTACAATACACTGCACTTTATTCTCCCTGGCAAGTTCCAGAACCTGCTTAATTGCCGGACGTTCCATACTGGAACCAGAATATCCATCGTCGTAGAACTCCTGAAAGGGCATAGCCACCAGTTCAGGAATATTGGAAATATAATCTTTTACCAGTTTTCTCTGATTAATAATGCTGTTACTTTCTCCCTCTGAGTCATCTTCCATGGAAAGGCGGTAATATCCAATAATCAGTTTCTGATCACTCATGTTCTACCGCCCCCTTAAACCCGAAGTTGATTTCCAGTTTGCCATCACCATATAGATACATACTTTCAATCAAGCCTTCTGCAAATTCCGCATTGATTCTGGTTGTCCCATCCAGCTCCAGCAGGCTTCGTAAAAATCTGGCTTCTTCTTTCTGCTGTTTTTCCAGCTTTCGTATGGTCTGCTCTAAAGACTTCTTTCTCTCTTCGCAGAACTCTTTCCAGCTATTACGGTCATCTTTCATTTCTATATAGGCTTCTTTGGAAAGTTCCCCCTCTTTATATTGCATAAATGCCTGTGCCAGTTTTTCTGAACGTTTTTCCATATCTACATCCAGTTTTCTGATTTCTGTTTGAACTTCTTTGATTTTGGAAAGAAATACCACACTGCTTATAGCAGACATATCCTTTTTCCGTAAGCCAGATAACTGAAACTGTCTGGTCAGCTCCGAGCGGACAATTTTCTGCAATTTTTCTTCAGAGATAGATTTATGACTACATTTCCTTTCATCCCGATACTGAGCAGCGTTGCAAAAATAATACACATTGCCTCTGTATCTGCGTGTACACATTTTCCGCTTGCAGTCTCCACAATAGAATACATTATAAAATGCTCTTTCATCCTCTTCCCATCCTGCCGTAGTTTTTGTTGTTTTCTGTTGTGCTGCTTTTAACCTGACTTGTGCTTTGTCAAACAGTTCTCGGCTGATAATCGGCTCATGGGCATTTGGCGTAATAATCCACTGGCTTTCATCCAGTATATCACACCATTTTTCACCTCTTTGAAATCTGGATTCATATTTTCTCTGAACCAGATCACCATAATAATTATTTCGGTTCAACACCGCACGTATCGAAGAATTTCCCCACTGATGAAGCTTTTCTCCGTCCTTACAGTACACATGATGATATTGGTTATAGTCTGAAATACGATGTACTCCATCCTCAAACAGCCTGTCAATAATACTCTGTATACCATCTCCAGAAGCATATTCTTCAAAAATCCTACGGACAATCTTTGCAGATTCCGGTTCCACAATCAACTTATAAATCCCATTTACCTTTTCCACACGATATCCGTATGGAGCTGTAGATCCCACATATTCACCATTTTTCTGTGCAATACGTTTCGCAGCCCGTTCTTTTGCAGAAATGTCTTTCGCATAAGCATCATTCACAAGATTTTTGATATTCATGGATAATTCCTGATTCTTAGCACCAGGTGCAAATGAATCATAGTTGTCACATACAGAAATAAACCGTACTTTCATAAAAGGAAGAATCTTTTCCAGATAGTTACCAGTTTCGATGTAATTTCTTCCAAATCGTGAGAAATCCTTTACCAGAATACAGTTTATTTTACCTGCCCTGACATCATTCATCATCCGTTCAAATCCCGGTCTGTCAAAATTTGTTCCAGTTTTTCCCAGATCAGAATAAATGTCATATACAGCAATCTCATACTCTCTGTCTGGATTTTCATTGTGCTTCTGAATGAATTCTTTTATCAGCGTAACCTGTGTTTCAATAGATTCCGACTTTTTTTCATCACTGTCTACGGATAATCTGGCATAAATTGCAGCCATACATACCGGAATCCCAAGAACTTTCTTCTCTGTGTTTTTCTTATATCTTTTTGCTGTCCTTGCCATTTATCCCACCTCTTTCCTGCACTCTGTCCGGTGTTCCGCATAAAACCGTCTTATGACTTTCATTTTCTCAATCATATCCTGATAACGGATGTGAATTTTAATTTGCTTATTTTCATAAATATAGATTTTATCTACGGTCAGTGCCAGCAATGTGCGATCCAGTTCTTTGATTTCCAGTGATTTCTTCCAGTCCTCCAACTGAACAGTTGCAGACACTCCACCCTCAAACATTTGCTTTACCAGCTTTTTCTGATTTTCAATCATCTGCTCCAGTTCTTCACATTTTCTTCCGTAACTTTCCCGAAAATCATCAAACTCCTCTTTACTGATCAGTCCCTCTTTCAAGTCATCACCCAAAGATGCTTTCAGACTGTAATAGCGGTTATATTCTTCCTGTAACTTACTAATCTGTGTATCATAACCAATTACCTGATCGTAACTGACTTGCATCTCACAAAGTTCTTCCATAATCATCTGATAGTCTATAAAAAGTGCCGTATATGCCTGAATCTCTTTCAATACAATTCTTTTCAGCACCTCTTCCGGAATACTATGTCTGGTGCAATCTCCACCTTTATTTTTTGTCTGGCAAATATAAAAGGCTTTTTTCTTCCCCTTATATTGATTTACCCTGCGTATCATCGGTGTATGGCAATCTCCGCAAAACACAAATCCCGAAAAAAAGTTTGCACTGTCTGATGTTTTCGATGCCCTGCCATCATATTGAAGCAGCTTCTGAACCACATCAAAATCATTCTGCCTGATAATTGCCGGATGCGTATTTTCTACTTTCACCCACTCTGATTCTGGCTTATCTAGGTGTTGCTTTACTTTATAGCTGATTCGTTCCTGCTTGCCCTGTACCATGTTTCCAATGTAAACCTCGTTGGTCAGAATCCTTTTGATCTGCACTGCCGACCATTTTGGTGTATCTGAACTATGGAATCCGGAATTGTAATTTTCACCATTTGCCTTTTTATATTCTTTTGGCGACTGCACATGACGTACATTCAGTTTTTCTGCGATTGCTCCAAGACTGAACCCATCAATTTTCCATGAAAATATTTTTCTTACAATATCTGCTGCATAAGAATCAATCACCAGACAGTTCTTATTCTCCGGATCTTTGCAGTAACCATACGGGGCAAATGCTCCAATAAATTCACCTTTTTCACGTTTGATTTTCTGATGGCTTCGCACTTTACCGGAAATGTCCCGGCAATAGCTTTCATTTACAAAATTTTTGATTGGAACTACAAATGACTTCTCTGAAAAATCTGCTGTTTTACTGTCGAACTGGTCTGTAACTGAAATAAAACGCACATTTAAAGCCGGGTAGGTCTTTTCGATCCATCGCCCGGCTTCTATATACTCTCTTCCGAATCTGGATAAGTCTTTTACAATCACACAGTTTACTTTTCCAGCTTCTATATCAGTTGTCATTCGTTTAAACTCAGGTCGGTCAAAATTTCCTCCTGAGTATCCGTCATCCACATATATATCAAAGATCTGAATATCCGGCTGGCTTTTTACAAAGCTCCGAAGTAACTCTCTCTGATTTGCAATGCTGTTGCTCTCTGACTTCGCACCTCCCTCTTCCATATCATCTTTCGATAACCGAAGATACAATGCAGCATCGTACATATCTGGCATATTCATTTGCATTTGTTCCATTTTACATCGCTCCCAACTTACTTATTCCATTGAATTTGAAGTCAGAAACCATGTATCACGTTCATTTTCCCTGACTTCACATTAACATAACATCTGTAGCTTCGCAAGATATTTTTTCAAGACTTGCATCTAATACATCAACTCCGTTCTTTTTCTTAGATAATCACTGATCGCATCTGTAGCATCCATTTCTCCTGTCATTTCCACGACTACCACATACCCTTCATTCATGTGAGCATACGGCTGATCGCCAGATTTATCCAGAAAAGTTTCCACTTTTTCAGAAATAGCTTTATCCATATCAGGAATTAAATCTTCAATGTCCTTTAACTGCTCCAGATTAACACTGGAATCTATTACTGACTGATTCACCATGATGCTCACCTCTTTTCCAACATATTCTTTGTATCAGTTGTCCTATACCTGCAATTTTCTCAATTGCATCACCTTACCTTTTCGTATTTTGTTCTCACAGTTTATCTATTGTTATAGCATTGCATATTCCGTTCGGCGTGTTGGCTTCCATTCGTATAATCTGCTGTCAGCGTTACTGCCAACCTCTATCAGAATATTTCTGAATGCTGGTAGCTTCTTCGCAAACTTACCAGCCGTTTCCGGAGTATCTTTGACGCTCGCCCGTAAAATCCTTTACAGGGTTATGGCATCTGTGGAATCAGATTATACAGCTCATGTAATTTTCAAGGTACAAAAGAGAGTTTTTTGAATATCCTTTCACTTATTACAGCCTAGAAACACCAAAATGTTGTTCTCTTCAAAAAAATCCTCTCACTAATAAAGCCTGACAGAATGATTTTACCAACCTAATTTTGCAATAATTTGCAAAATATATTTATCCTCATCTGCACATTCGCTTTCATGCGAACCTTTATTATACTGCCATTTTAATTCGCTTTCATGCGAATGTCAAGTGCTTTATTCGCTTCAATGCGAATCTTTCTGTTTACATTCCTTGTTTTTGGTAGTAAAATGGATTTATCAAAAAGAAAGTTGGAAATTTGGTATGACAATCGGTGATAAAATAAAAAAAATCCGGACATTCCGGCATATGACGCAGGCAGAACTTGGTGCTGCCCTCGGTTGGGGTGATAAAGGTGCAAACCGCCTAGCCCAATACGAAACAAATTACAGGGTTCCCCGTAAAGATCTTGTAACTGAAATGGCTAAGATTCTGGATGTAAATCCACTGGCACTACACGAACCGACTACTATGGATGCATCTGAACTTATAGAAATCCTATTCTGGATTGATGAATTTAATCCAGCAGCTATTAATCTCTTTCAGTTAGAAACCTATCCGGGTGAAAAATGCAATTCCAGTGAGGATACCGCTGTCCGTTATCATGATTCTGATAACTGGCCGGCTCATCCACCTGTTGGTATGTGGTTCAATTATGGAGTTCTCAATGATTTTATGAAAGAATGGGTTCTCAGAAAAGAAGAATTGAAATCCGGTAAAATTACCAGAGATGAGTATTTTGAGTGGAAAATTAACTGGCCACAGACCTGTGATGGGTGTGGGAAATATGAGCCGAAAAGACAATGGCGATCTGCAAATGCAGAACTTAGTGAAACTTAGCAAAACTTAAATTTATTATGTTTTTTCTCTTTAACCAAAGAAAAAAGCACTGAAAACCATTAGTCCAACGGTTTTCAGTGCTTTTTTCATATTGCTCTATTGAATTTTCCTCATTCCACCTATACAAGTGAAACTTAGAGAAACTTAAATTAAATCTCTTTCAGACAATTCAATTTGGATATTCTCCAACTGTGGATTATTTCTCAGTGGGCCAGTTTCCAGCTTACCGCCTGCTGCCTTGCATCCACAAATCTCTTATAAATACCTTCCTGCTTCATTAGTTGCTCATGTATTCCCTGCTGCACAATTCGTCCTTTGTCAACAACCACAATCTGGTCTGCATGTCTGACCGTTTTTAATCTGTGGGCAATCATAATAATCGTTTTTTCCTTTGTAAGTGCATCTACTGCATCCATCAGATCCTTTTCATTCTCCGGATCAACATTGGCCGTTGCTTCATCCAATATAACGATTGGTGCATCCTTCATGATCGCTCTGGCTATCGAAATACGCTGCTTCTCGCCACCGGAAAGTGTAGCTCCTCCTTCTCCGATCATTGTGTCATATCCATTCGGAAGTTTGCTGATAAAATCATGACAACATGCTTTCTTCGCCGCTTCCACCACTTCCTCATGACTTGCATCCTGGCGTCCGAATTTAATATTATTCTCAATGGTGTCTGCAAACAAATACACAGACTGAAATACAAATGAAAAATTACGCATCAGACTGTTCATACTATAGTCTTTTACATTCACGCCTCCAAGTGTCACTTCCCCTGAATCCACATCCCAGAATCTGGCGATCAGATTGCAAAGTGTTGATTTTCCTCCACCAGATGGTCCAACGATTGCTGTTGTCGTTTTCTGCGGAATAGAGAGCGATATATCATCAATAATCTTCCGTTTGTCATAAGAAAACGAAACATTAGAAAGTCTGATATCGTAATTTTCCGGCTGTATTTCTTTACCGTCGATATCCATGGTATCCAGCTCCAATATTGCATTTGCTTTATCTACACATACGCTTACCACATGTAAAAGAGATGAATAATTTCCTGCACATTCCAGACTGGCATAAAGCATAAATGCTGAAATTGTCATACCGATCGCATAGACCGCACTCATGGTTCCATTGATATAAAAATATGCACTGCACGCTACGATAACAACACCTGTAATTTTTGTTACCACACTTTGCAGAAAATGATAGGGAACAAACAGCAGTTCCATCTTTGTATTAATCTTTTCGCATGCTTCATTTGCATCATTTAATCTTTTTGCCTGTTTTCCAAGCAGGTTGTATGATTTTACTTCTGATATTCCCTGCAGATACTCCATGATCTGATTTACAAGCTCTGTATCGCATACCACTTTTTGCTCTGAATCGTTTTTCCCTGCATTCTGCATCACAGCATTTACACCAAAGAAAATAAGCACTCCTGCTGCAGCTGTCAGTCCAATTCTCCAGTCAAAAAGAAACAGCATAAGAATGATCATGGATGTTTCCAGAATTCCCTGCATGGTCAGCATAACCACTCTCGCAGCTACATCGCCAAGTGTTTCCATTGTATTCGTCGTAATAGAAGAAATTTCCCCGATGCTGTTGGCATTAAAATATCCCATCGGCAGATAACGCAGATGCTCTGCAATCTTGATTCTCATAAAAGCACTTGCATTATATCCACCTTCTGTCTGAAGCACTGTAGAATATCTCTTACAAATTACATCGATTACAATTGCAAGAACCATAATCGCAATGGAGCCTCCAATATATTTTCCTGTCGTTTTTCCACTCAGTAAACCAATCAGTATGTACATAATAGCCGGAATCTTCATCGCTGAGGCAAGAGCCTCTATGAGTCCGATCACCATCGACAGTTTAAATTTATTACCATTTTCCCTGCCTGAAAAACGAAAGAATTTTGCCAGAATTCCAAACATATCATTCTCCCTCCTTCACCGTATCTTTTACAGAAATATGGGCATCCCACATTTCCTTATAAAGCGGGCATGACATCAGTAGTTCCTCATGTGTACCATGTGCTGTTACATTTCCATCATTTACGACAAAGATCTGATCACTGTCCTTAACGGTAGAAAGCCTGTGTGCGATTACGATCAGTGTCTTCCCTGCTACCAGTTTTGCAATAGAATTCTGCAGAATCGCCTCATTTTCCGGATCCGTGTAAGCAGTTGCCTCATCAAGAATTACAATCGGAGCATCCTTCAGCATTGCCCTTGCAATGGAGATACGCTGCCTCTCTCCTCCTGACAGATGTCCTCCTGCACCTCCTACAACCGTATCAAATCCGTTCTCAAGCTGCATGATAAATTCATAGCATCCGCTTTTCTTTGTCACCTCGATGATCCGTTCATCTGTAGCCTCCGGATTTCCCTGTCTGATATTTTCACGTACCGTTTCATTGAACAGATAATTATCCTGTGCAACATATGCAATTTTCCGATTAAAATCTGCAAGCGACATTTCTTTGACATCAACTCCACCGATTTTAATACTTCCGGAATCCACATCCCACAAGGACGCAATCAGCTTTGCGATGGTTGACTTACCGCTTCCGGAAGGTCCTACGATTGCATTTACCGTTCCTGCTTTTAGCTCCATAGTTACTCCATGCAGAATCTCTTTGTCGTGATAACCAAACCTGACATTTTCAAGTGTAACGGAGTTATCTTTTGGAACACTTTTACTTTTCTCTGGACGTTCAAGCTCCGGCTGTTCCAGAATTCCTGCCACTT